TTACTCATTAACCAAATTTACATTTTGTTTAAGTCCGGGAATGTTCTCTGTCATTCGTTCAAGTAAATCTAAACCTGTTTTCCTAATCATTTCCGACTTTGTAACTTGACCAAAGAATTTTTCGAGGTGCTGAATGAATAAAAATACAGTTTGTGATGGTGTTCTATTCATTTCAACGGCATACCTTAAAACTTCATATGGTTGGCGACCATGCTCTTTACAAGATGACATCAGGTACTCAAATTCTTCAATGCTAATGCAAAAAATATGACTATCTGGAATTTGATATGCATCATCGTGATTTTTCCGTATTTTTGAAACTCCATCAGTGGCGTATGACTTTTCTAAAAAGGTGCCATTTCCAAGCATGAGGTTTTTATACGTTATGCATAAAATATAAGATTCACTTTTGAAATCTGTTATTAATTTAGGTGAGTTAAGGATTTCCCTATTAACGGCGTGCGCTTGTTCGATTGTTTTTAATACTGAGTTTTTTATCCTCCCTGATATTTCACTATGACTGAGAGTAACCATGCCCCGCTCATGTATCTCAACCCCTTTAGCATCAATGAATATGTTCGCTGCCTCATGGGGTATTAAAAAATCAACCACTTTGTTTTCTTGAGGCAAATGTTTTTTAAGTGATTGCTCATCAATGTATCTTATTTTGCTTTCATCAAATATATCCTTGACAAGATTTTCAAATATTGAGCCAAAGCTGTCCATAAACTTTTCAGGATCATCTCTTCTTAATAAGTCATAGATAAATGTTTGAAGGCTAGCTAAAGTCAGTTGAGTATGTAGTAATAAAAATTTGTCGTTGTATTTTATTAATGGGTTCTCAATAAATGGTGAAGGTAAGAAGTATTCTTTTAACGGATTTTCCGTGGTTTTTCTTTTGCAAAACTCAGGAAGATCTTCATAACTAATTGATAATGAATCCAAAAAATAGAAAATTTCTTCTCGGCTTATATATGGTGTCAATATACTAAACATGTCAGCTGTTACTTCTTTTATTACATTTTTTTTGCTGCTGATTAAGAAGGTGAATGTAATTGATAACATGACAAAGCGTTCAACTGATAAATTAGTTAATTCAAAGAACCTTCTTGATAATTTATGATGAGGATCGAGCCTTCCAAATATGAAGGCTTCTCTGCTAATGTAGTGACCAGTAGATGAAGTTTGGTACATTAGCTGCTGATATAGATTATTTCTAAAGAAGAAATCAATACTATCAGCACTTTTCAAACCAACTGGGATGTAAGGCATTACATCGTATGTTTGCTGTAGAATTTTATTGAGTGTGCGAGTATCACCAACTTTTGTGGCCCTTTTATCACCTATGCTTGATGCTGCCCACTTGATGCATAGATTTACAATCCAAGGGTGATGTTTCAACATGTCTAGACTATCTTTAAATCTCTGGAGATTATAATCCATACATTGACGAATAAATGTTTCTGGCTGTAATTTTCGGATTGCCGATTTGACAGCTCTCATCTTCATTTTAGATAGGATATCTGAATCTAAGACCGTTATTTTTTTCATTTCCAATACACCAAGTTATTAAGAGGGTTTTTCGTCACAGCATCTTCTAGGTGATCTGGTGAAAAATGAGCATAAACCATTGTCATTTTAATGTCTGAATGCCCCAGAATATCTCGCAGTACCAGTATGTTTCCGCCATTCATCATAAAGTGACTGGCGAAAGTATGACGCAACACATGGGTGCATTGACCCTCTGGCAAGTCGATTCCTGCGCTTTTCACTGCACGCTCAAAGGCTTTTCTGCATGGCGTGAATAGCTTCCCTCTGATTTTGGGGAGTTCGTCATACAGATCCTGAGATATCGGTACGGTTCGGTTTTTCTTGCCTTTGGTTTTGGTATAGGTGATCCGGTATTTTGACAACTGATGGCCCTGAAGGTTTTCGGCCTCACTCCAGCGTGCGCCGGTGGCCAGGCATATTTTTGCAATCATCAGCAAGCTGGAGCTTTGAGAGTCAGCACAGGCATCAAGCAGGCGTTTAATTTCGTCCGGGGCCAGGAACGCTAGTTCTCCCTCTGCGATTTTGAATGTTGGCAGCCCTGCTAGTGGGTTAGGGGCTGACCAGTGGCCCAACTTTTTCAAGGTGCCAAAAACGGATGATAAGTTACGCTGTTCCAGGTTTACCGTGCGGGGCTTTACTGGCGACATTAGCGCACCGTCTTCGTTACGAACCTCACCTTTTAATCGTGCTTCACGATATTTTGTAAAGTCACTGGCGGTTAATTCAGAGGCGACGGGATCGCCCAGGCCATTGCAGATAATATTCAATTTCGCCATTAGGCGCTTAGGGTCTGCCAGCGTCTGGCCGTAAAGGGAGTGCCACTGCTCAATCAATTCTGACAAACGCCGCCGATCTTCCTTTTCACCCAGCCACGGTTTTTTGTTCACTTCATCCATGGTGAAATTTTCGAATGCTACAGCCTCGCCCTTTGTCGCAAATTGCTTGCGCACGCGCTTCCCGTCACGTCCGTTCGGATAACACTCGCATAACCACTTTCCGTTCGGCTGCTTTCTGATCGTCATAATTAAATGCTCTTAATGACTTTTACTGCACGGCCAATTACCTCAACGTCGTCGACAGAGCATTCAAAAGAGGTGTCATCTTGATGGACAATAATTTTATTCCCTGGGATGCGGGCAATCTTCACGATACTTTTCATTCCATCAATATCGATAAGCCAGATTCCGTTACTGAGCTGTTTTGTAGAGGTATCAATAACGTAATCCCCTTCAGTCGTTTTTACGTACAAACAGTCTTCTGCTTTACCTGAAATCAGCCCCTGATCAAGATAAATATCCTCCAGTTCATTAAAAGTACCGCCCTCTATCGTTACCTGTTTCACTGGCGGGACGACAATCTTAGAAAGGGGGCGTACTGTGGGCTGACTCTCGTTTTTGGACTTATTTTTTTCGTCTGCCTGAGGGTACATTTCGCCTTGCCCTGTTGTTAACCAGAGCAAAGAAATGCCTGTTTCAAGAGCGCATTGGATAACCCAGTCAGCAGGAAAGCTGTCACGTAACATCCTGTTTGCCATAGTACTTTTAGAAGCTTGAAGATGCTCAACTAAAGCAATCTGAGTATTGAAACCGTAGGCAGTCATTAGCCTTTTGATAGCTTCCCTTCCTCCCGTATTTGTACCGCTGTTGATCTTCAAGTTGAACTCTCCATTTGACAATCCAATATCGGGATCGTAAGTTATGTCCAACTTCTAAAGTGAGAGTTTGGAAGTTGGGGTTGAACATCATAAAACGCACTAAAACTAAAAGATACTGCACTATGAGCACAGATATTTCAATTCGAGTACCAAAAGAGATGGCTACGCCTGCAGAGTTCGCGGAGTGGGAAGGTATTTCCCGTGGCTCTGTATACCAAAAAATTCATCATGGTCATCTTGCTAAGTACATGGTTAAAAAAGAGAAAAATAAAGGTCGCGTAAGCCTGCGTTACTTAATGTACAAAACCGATCAGGTCCGTGAGTCTCTTGGTCATTCCAACTTCCGCGTCATTGTTGGTCAGTAAGTTCGATTATGAGAACTTTTTAAGGGGCCCACATGTTTGATTATAAGATTTCCAAACATCCGCATTTTGATGAAGCCTGCCGGGCTTTCGCACTGCGTCATAACATGGCGAAACTGGCAGGGCGTGCCGGGATGAATGTTCAGACTCTGCGCAATAAGCTTAACCCGGACCAGCCGCACCAACTTACCGCGCCGGAGATCTGGCTGCTTACTGATCTGACCGAGGATTCAGCGTTGGTTGATGGTTTCCTGGCTCAGATCCACTGCCTCCCGTGCGTGCCGTTAAACGAAGTCGCGCGCGAAAAGATGCCGGAATATGTTCTAAAAGCTACGGCAGAAATCGGCCGCGTGGCTGCCGGCGCTGTTTCCGGCGAAGCGCATACAACGGCAGGGCGCCGTCAGATTGTTGATAGCATTAATTCAGTTACTCGACTGATGGCATTAACCGCAGTGACGTTGCAGGCGCGCCTGCAGGCAAGCCCGGCAATGGCCAGCACCATTGATACAGTCACTGGCCTGGGTGCCTCGTTTGGTTTGATCTGAGGTGGCTATGTTGACTAAACAACCATCTATCGCATCGCTGCTCGTTAAGCAAAGCCCATCACCTCATTTCGGGCATGGCTGGATCATGGGGAAGGATGGCAAGCGCTGGCATCCGTGCCGCTCTCAGGATGCGCTGCTGGAAGGTTTAACCGGTAACAGGAAAAGAATGTCATGGCTTTCAAAGCTGAAGATATCACTATCAATATGAGCGCCGGGCAGCGTGCCAGTGCGTTAAATCATATATCTGTGCTACGCACCGCTCTATATGGCGACTGTGAAAAAGAACTTAATCGCTTTATTAACGAAATGCGTGATAAGCGTGATGAAAAGTACGAGCTGAATAATCGTGTGCTTGCTGCATTATTTTTTCTTGCAAATATTAGCAAGGAGCGTCACTGCGTTGAGTTTAGTGAGCTGACGAGTGACGAGGTAACCGCACTTATTGGTGTGATGAACCATCTTCGCGCAGTCGTGAGTTTATTTCCAAAACGGCTAGCCATGCCGAATTAAACGACAACAGAAATTAATGGCGTATACCCGCCGGGCATTTTTTTGCCCAAATTCAGGAGAAACAACAATGCGAAATATCGAAACCCGTTCCAACAAAATCGGCCCGGATGATGCAGGTCTTAACCAGATACTGACAGAGGCCCGTATGGAAGAACGCCGTGCACGTGCTGCGGCGATGGCTGCCCGTCTTGATAGCATGGCGTGTCACATCACATCGCGCCAGCTTAATCACGTTGAGGCGGCGGAGCTGCTGCGCGTTGCTGCGGAAAACATCCAGAACGAAGCGCAGGAGATCCACTGATGGCTGATTCTATGGACCTCGTACAGCAGCGCGTTGAAGAAGAACGCCAGCGGCACATCCACACCGCCCGCAATAAAGCGCCGGGCGTTTCCCGTGTCTTGTGCATTGACTGCGACGCACCAATACCGCCAGCCCGCCGCCGTGCTATTCCTGGTGTGCAGTGCTGCATCACCTGTCAGGAAATCGCAGAGCTGAAAGGCAAACACTACAATGGGGGTGCTGTATGAGCACCATCCTGAAATGGGCGGGCAATAAAACCGCCATCATGCATGAGCTGAAAAAGCACCTGCCTGCAGGCCCGCGACTGGTTGAACCTTTCGCGGGTTCCTGCGCTGTGATGATGGCGACAGAGTATCCTCATTATCTTGTCGCGGATATTAACCCTGACTTAATAAATCTATATCGGGAGATAGCTACAAACGCATCAGATTTTATTGAGCGTGCCAAACACCTGTTTAAAATTTTCAATAGTGCAGATGGTTATTATGATAGCCGGGATTCATTCAATCAGGATAAAGATCCTGAGTGGCAAGCGCCTCTCTTTTTATTCTTAAATCGTCATTGCTATCGTGGTCTTTGTCGTTATAACAAAAAGGGCGAATTTAACGCGCCTTACGGTCATTATAAAAAACCGTATTTTCCTGAAAATGAAATCCGCGCTTTTGCTGAAAAAGCTACCCGTGCCACGTTTATCTGCGCCAGCTATGACGAAACTTTGGCGTTATTGGTGCCTGGGGATGTTATTTATTGCGATCCGCCATATGACGGTACTTTCAGCAACTATCACACTGCCGGTTTTACTCAGGACGATCAGTATCAGCTGGCCTCTATTCTTGAGCGCCGGGCATCAGAAGGCCATCCGGTCATTGTTTCGAACAGCGACACTTCTCTGACTCGTTCCCTGTATCGAAATTTCACTCATGACCGCATTAACGTAAAGCGCAGCATCGGCGTTGCCGCGGGCGAAGGAAAAAGTGCTGACGAACTTATTGCTGTACTGAAGCCGGGAGTATGGGCTGGCTTTGATCTAGCTGGCGGCCCTGATCGCTCTGTCGTGCATGAGGTGCGCGCGTGAGTCATCACGAAGTTGAAAAGCACGGCGGAGCAGAAGATTCCGCCGCTGCTTTTGCCTGGAATTTACCTAAAAAGGCGATTAACCCCTATCTGGACCCGGCAGAAGTAGCGCCGGTTTCTGCGCTTTCAAACCTGATTACTCTCTATGCTGCGGATAACGAGCAGGAACAGCTGCGCCGCGAGGCTCTGAGTAATGAGGTCTGGGACCGCTATTTCTTCAATGAATCCCGTGATCCTGTTCAGCGGGAAATGGAGCAGGACCGGCTGATCAGCCGTGCCAAAATGGCCCGCGAGCAGCAGCGGTTTAATCCCGATCTGGTGATTCTGGCGGACGTAAGCGCTGAAACATCACATATCAGCAAGCCACTGCTTGAGCGCATTAAATATTTCGAGGGCCTGGGCAAGCCGAAGGCATATTCCCGCTATCTACGTGAAACCATCAGGCCGTGCCTTGAACGCCTGGAGCGCGTGCGTACCAGCCAGGTTTCTGCGTCATTCCGTTTTATGGCGAGCCACGACGGGCTGGAGGGCCTGCTGGTTCTGCCTGAAATGAACCAGGATCAGGTTAAGCGGTTATCTACCTTGGTGGCGGCACACATGAGCATGTGTCTGGATGCTGCCTGCGGTGAGCTGTTTTCGGATGAAGACGTTACGCCGGAAGAGATCCGCCGGTCATGGGAAAGGGTGGCGGCTGAGGCCATGCGCCTTGATGTTATCCCGCCTGCTTTCGAGCAGCTGCGCCGTAAAAAGCACCGCCGTAACCCGGTCCCATACGAACTTATTCCGGGTTCGCTTGCCCGTATGCTCTGTGCTGACTGGTGGTATCGCAAGCTGTGGCAGATGCGGTGTGAATGGCGGGAAGAACAGCTGCGCGCCGTCTGCCTGGTTAACAAAAAGGCGTCCCCGTATGTCAGCTATGAGGCCGTGATCCATAAACGCGAACAGCGCCGCAAATCGCTGGAGTTCTTCCGCTCGCATGAGCTGACCAATGAGCAGGGCGATACGCTGGATATGGAAGACGTGGTAAACGCCAGCAGCAGCAATCCGGCGCACCGGCGCAACGAAATGATGGCCTGCGTTAAAGGGCTGGAGCTGATCGCAGAAATGCGTGGTGAATGCGCCGTGTTCTATACCATCACCTGTCCGTCACGCTTTCACGCAACGCTCAATAACGGCAGGCCAAACCCAAAATGGACCAGTGCCACGGTCCGGCAGAGCAGCGATTATCTGGTGCATATGTTCGCCGCCTTCCGTAAGGCGATGCACAAAGCCGGGCTGCGCTGGTATGGCGTCCGCGTTGCTGAGCCACACCATGACGGCACCGTGCACTGGCACCTGCTTTGCTTCATGCGCAAAAAAGACCGCAAGTCCATCACTGCACTGCTGCGTAAATTTGCCATCCGTGAGGACCGCGAGGAGCTGGGCAACAATACCGGCCCGCGTTTTAAGTCTGAGCTGATCAACCCGCGCAAGGGTACGCCGACCAGCTACATCGCGAAGTACATCAGTAAGAACATCGACGGGCGTGGCCTGGCTAACGAAATCAGCAAAGAAACCGGCAGATCACTGCGGGACAATGCCGAACATGTCAATGCCTGGGCCTCGCTGCATCGCGTCCAGCAATTCCGCATTTTTGGTATTCCGGGGCGTCAGGCATACCGTGAGCTGCGTTTGCTGGCAGGCCAGGCCGCGCGACAGCAGGCCGATAAAAAAGCCGGAGCGCCGGTACTGGATAACCCGCGTCTGGATGCCGTGCTGGCGGCAGCCGATGCCGGGTGTTTTGCCACCTACATCATGAAACAGGGCGGCGTACTGGTTCCGCGTAAACATCACCTGGTCCGCACGGCTTATGAACTCAATGACGAGCCATCAGCCTATGGCGATCACGGCATCCGTATTTATGGCATCTGGTCCCCGATTATTGAGGGACGGATTTGCACGCATGCGATGAAGTGGAAAATGGTTCGTAAGGCCGTTGACGTTCAGGAGGCGCCAGCCGACCAGGGCGCTTGCGCCCCTTGGACTCGTGGCAATAACTGTCCCCCTGTGGAAAAAATGAACTATTTTGAGTCGGATTTATCAGGTGAAAAACAGCTGGAACCGCTGCCGGACTTCAATAGTATGAGCCGAAAAGAGCTACGGGAGCTAAATGCGAGGCTGCGACAGGTAAGACCGAAGCGGCGGAAGGGTTACAAACAGGAAATTAACGATCGGCTGCGCCTGCAGCTTGAACATGAGTTGAAGTCCAGAGGGTTTGACGGCAGCGAGAATGAGATCGATCTACTGCTGCGTGGTGGCAGCATTCCATCGGGGGCCGGGCTGCGGCTTTTTTACCGCAATCAGCGGCTGCAGGAAGATGACAAATGGCGGCAGTGGTACTGA